GATCGCCGCTAATATCGACTACCATGCCGCTCAACCCAGCAACGTCTGTGTGAGCTTCGGCGATACCGGAAACGATAGCTATTTCGGAAGTCAAATACGTACCCGTTGCGACGAGGTTCGATGCAACCTCATTTATGTCTGTAGTCAACGTCTGACCCGTTGTCATCAAGTTCCCACTTAAACCATCGAAATCTCCCGAAGCTTTCCACAACGGACCGTTGTCGTCACTCGTGAGGACGTACCCTTTATCTCCGGTTGAATCGGTTTGATCGTAGAACTTGCCGCTTACTATAGCGTCCCCACTTACGTGAAGAAGTCGTTGTGGGTTTGACGTGCCTATGCCGACATTACCATTGTCATAAATAGTTCCTGAAGTTAAAGTGTCTTCGTCAGACCAACGAGCTACATAGTTTGCAACGCCGGAACCTCCTACGCCAGAAAGAACTTCTTCAATGTTCTTCCAATGTACGCCCGTAGCCCCTTCGTTAGCAAGAACCATTCCTCCTTCGCCAACGGAATGATTAGAATCATATATGATACCAGAAATTCTTAAAGTATTTACGGCAAGCCCGCTAGAATAATCATAAGTGAGCCCCTCACTTCCGCTGAAAGATCCAGTATGATTAATCTGGACTTGAGTGTCAGACCCTCCGGGAGTTCCTGCGCCGCCACCTCCAGCAAGCTGAACCCAAGGATCCAACGTGTAACCTGTTTTAACCCATGAGGTGAGGTCGCCACTATTGATAAGAAACGCTCCGGGTAACACTCCGGTAGGTTTGGTGTCCGAGGAGGCCACCACAATTCTATCACCCGCATATCTAGTAACTGCCATAACTATACTAATTTAAATTCAAACCCACAAAAAGCACCACTACTGTACATGCCATCTACTGTAGAACTATAAATTTTTATTTTGTGATCCCCTTCTGCTAGTCCGGCATTTACAAAAGTATGCTGACCGTCAGCAGTACAGTATTTTGCTCGTGTTGTTTGTTCCACTAATTCGTTAGGATATCCACGCGGAGCTCCTAATGCAGAGTTGTTGGGATCGGGATTTAAGATATAGTCATGAGGGGTATCTAATCCCGCGTAAAGTTTTACTTGTTGTTGATCATAGTTATCGTGATCATAGTTATCGGAGAGATTGCGGACATTAATACCATCCTGAGGACCAACCCCATCGCATATCTTTGTGCTATTTAAATAGAGCTCCACGACATTATAATCAGGAGCCGGGCCTGCGGGGTAAAAATCCTCTCCTAATCCAGAGACAGTTGAATATAAAGACACTCCCGTTCCCCCCTCGGCAGCCTGAGCAGAACTCACATTAAAAGTACCAGTAGCACTTCCACTTTGAACAAAAGCATTATAAGTCGATCTAGTTGAGTTTTGGTCTATTTCTGCGGCAGTATAATTGTCAGCTTCATTCCATAGAGATATACCACTCGAATGAGAAATCCAAGGCTCGCCCCTGTGAAAAGAACTTAAATCATTTTCGTTTTGTCCTCCTTGATCATAACCTCCGGTAAGATACCATCCATAATATGGCAGATTCCCATTATCATTACCCACCCATATCTCCTCATCATAATTTGAGTAATATTCTAGAGTTTCGGCCTCAACCGAAACCCTAAAGGGAAAACTGGATTGCAAGAGTGGGGGTACCGGTGATGATGGGGTTTCTGGACTGTTTATATCCCCTTCTTCGACATTACCCCCCCTACTCCAGAAGAGGCCCGTTTCCCATGTAATACTAATATCCCCCGCAACCGCTATAGCTTCGGGCTGCTTCTTCCAAAACGCTGTAGGAAAATTTAACGACATTAGTATACATAGCCGGTTACTGCCGAAGCAAAGATCCCTGTTTTAATATTTACAAAAGTATAAACGTTTGTTGTCTTTTCGGTTAGCGAGGGAGAACTTCCGTTAAACTCTCCTCCCCACACAATTGCGCTAACAACAGGTGATAGATAATCGAGAGTTGCCGCTCCCGGTAAGCTAAAGGTAGGGGTCACCGCTGCGGAATGAGTATTTTGAACATATACTGTCAAAGTCTGGCCATTTCTTACGTTGGAAAAATCATAAGCTGGAGCAACAGCATTACTATTAACAAAATATTGAATATTGGAATCCGACCAATCAACAGATTCTGTAAAGTTGTCTCCGGGAAAAGCAAAAAAAGCGGCAGCGCCCGAAATATGAATGATAGGAGAGTCACTTCCTCCGACATTTGTACCAAAAGTTGTTATCTCATTTACTATTAATTTATTCGCCGGATCAATTTCAAGGTTTCCGCCAGTTATTGTAACATCTCCAGAAATTGGAATAGTAGCCAAGTCTAAACCCAAACCACTTATGCGCACATACGTCGTTCCTTCAAGGGTCAACTCATTCCCCGCTTTTATCATAAGATGTTCGGGGTGACTAGCGGTTTTCGCTGTATTATATATAATTGTGTTGGGGGCGTTTTCGAAACGAATATCATCCGCATTGATAAGGTCATTACCTTGCAAATTGACTCGGAGGGTAGCATTGCAATCTCCCATATTATCTCCACCCACCGCATTGGCAATACCACTTCCGGTAACTAATAGTCCGTCGCTTTGCCTAACCTGAAGGTAAGGGTTTTGGGTTACAACTGTAGAAGCCGAAGTCCACGCCGACTTATTGAAATAAACGTCCTTTGTTCCCGAAAGTTGGGTGGCTGGAAAACCCAGACCCCCTTCTGCGCCCGTAAAGACATACTCTGCTATTTGTTGCGCTGTTATCTTTTTAGTTTCGTAGCCCACCCCCAGATTTCCTACGGCAGAAGCGAAAAGGTAGGAACCTGACACAATTTCCGTTGGGACTGTTCCAGCTAGCTGAGATATTTTTTTATTTGCCATTTTTCCTTAAGCCTTATTGATATATACACTCTTTTAATACGGCGGGAGTAAGTTAGTCACAAATAAACCTGAGGTTTCCTGCAAAACGTAAAATCCGTCCTGATCTATTCCGGAAGGAGCCCCTTCCAATAAAATAAAATCCTCTATTTTTTCCGCACCTAAAACCCCACTTATGAAAAATCCTTGGGATCGGTCGTCGGGATCTAGCTCCGTCCTAAAAGAAGCACTAAAAATCTTATTGTTTCCTATATCGGTATTATAGTTAAAATTTTCCAATTTGGCCCCAACGAAAGAGTATCTCAGCGCTTCGTCTCGTCTATTTATGGGAATCGTTCCTGCATTTATGGGCTCAGCAATACTCTTTTCGCAATCTCTGGGGTCGACTTTAATTGTTAAATCGTATCCGCTATTAATGTTAACCAAATCTACCAAAGAACCACTGGATGCCTCATCCACCAATCCCTCTATCGTCAAATTGGCGAAAACGGAAGAAGTAGGCTCGTTTCCCACGGGAAAACGATAACCTAAATTATTTAAATATTGCCGATTTAAATCAATATTTATATTATAACTCTGAATATGAAGGGAATCAAAATCTACCCCAAGCCCAGAAAAAGAATCTGTAGATAAGGTTATATCGCCGGGTTTCAATACGGGATATCCTTCTTCCGCCAAAACTCGAGGAATAACTACGTCCGCTTTATTGTTTAACGCCCCATCTTTTGTGTTTATGTCTGGGGCTAAAAAACCGCTTCCGCTCATGTCAAAATTTATATTATAAGCAGAATAAGCAACAGAAGCCTTAGGGAAAGCACCCACCGAGCCATCTGTCGAGTAGGTGTTTAAATAACAATTACCAAAAGAAATGACGTGATAAGAAGGGGCGTTTTCATCTATCCCTTGGTAAATGTCGGCTTGAGAGAAGTCCTCTTTAAAGTATCCCTCATCTATGTCATTCCCTGAAGGGTTAACTGCGATATAAATATTTTTGCAGTCTCGATATTGATTTACCCCGAAGTCTTGCCAAGTTCTTTTAAGTCTATCTTCTTTAGTTGTATTGAAAAACCCCGAAAGAAGTGAAACATTTAAATTTTGATTATAATAAGCTTCACCAACAAAAGGGTAATTGAAAAGAGGGTAATTAACATTAAACCCTAATCGCGCCTCATTTTTAGTTCCGCAGAGTAAATAATTAAAATTAAGATTAACGGTGGGATGATTTATGATCGGTCGATCTACTAGTCCTCTCTTGTTGATTTGAGATACGTCCGTATGAGGGACCTCGATAGAATAAGCAATAGACTGAACCCTGTCTATGCTATGAAGCAGATTTAACTGCTGAATTAAGTCGCCATGATCATTTGACGGGGAACCGCCATTGTAATTTACGAAATTATATCCGGTTTCCGGAGCAGGGCCAACATACAGGGCCTGACAATTGTAAATTACCGTTGGCTTGGCCATTATTTTTCCCCTTCATGAACGCTTGCGTATAATATTCCAGCTAAGAAATCATCGACTTGATGCTCGTAGGCAACATCTTGGACCTTCTTAACTCTTTCGTGGTTTCTGTCTGTGGGCTCGGCGGCGTACCTTCCGGCTTTAGCCAACCAGTTTGGTGGGTCTTCGTTGGCTATTACTATATTTGTTATTTCTCGAGCTACTTCTTTCTGCTGCTTGCTCAATCGCTTGCGTTTATGCAACTGCCGAAGGGAGGCTTCTACCTCTAGGTTTAACTTGTCCGAAAGGTTCAGATGCTCTTGTATGCGAGAGAGACTAAAATTAAGGGCAGCCTTGGTTCCTATCGGAGTCTTTTTATCTTCTTCTTTGGGTTTTTTAGATCCGGCCGGGCGTCCCGATACCTGAGGCATTTTAGCCCCTCCTATTAATGGTTCGTATAATCCCTCGTTTTTAAGCTCTTGAAACCTCTTCTGTGATTCCAGAGATTCTTCCGGAGTTGGGAAACGACCGGACTCGATAGCCTGCATTCCTTCCTCCGGGGTAAGAACACCTAGTTCAATCAAACGACTATAGATTCTTGAATAAACAGACGTGTCCCTCAAATCGACTTCCTCGAAATGAGCGTCGGGATAATTTTTAAAACCCATCTCCTTTGATACCCTGCGGATTTCCGGCGTTAAGAAATTCTCTAGGAAGACTCTTCGTCCCTGTTTCAGCCTTTCCATGAAGACCTGAACCTTAATACTCGTATTAGCAAATTTCTCATCACTCAACAGGATGTTATTTAATCCCATTTGAATGTCCTGATTAACCACGTCGTATTTTTTAGGGTCTAAAATATTACCAATGTCAGGGATGACGAACTTCGCATCAGTTGTATAGTCAGAGATCAAAACACGTCCTACGGACTCGTTTTCGAAAAGCTTCTGCATTGCCATTAGATTCTTTTGATTAACTCCTCCGTCCTCTGGCTTGGCCCCCATGGTTATTAGGAGAATGGCCTGATTAGTGGTTCTCGCCACAGCCATATCCATCTGCTTCATCTCTTGTTTCCAGTTTATGTCCTCCAAGACGGGGTATCCCATAGGAACTGAAAACGGCTCGTAGTCCTGCTTTTTGTAAAAAACGGCCACAAGCCTATCGGTATCAAGCGGAAGCGTGACAGCGGCCATTCCTGTCTTTTTAGTGTCTTTTATTAGCTTTTTGGTTTCTTCCGGCAGGCTTTCGAAGACCTCTTTCTGCTCCTCTGTTTGCGGGTTTCGCAGGATTTGCAGTTCGTAGTCAGTAACTACTTTGTAATAAACTCCATTACTGAAAGCTATACTTCCTTGGAGCTGAATATCGGAAGGGTTAAGAATTATATACTTGGAAGGAATTTCAATATTTTCATTAGCCTCACTTAGTCCAAATGTTTGGTTAATCTTAAATGCGTCACTTTTCTCCATCTTAGCATTAAACCTGTAAATAAAAACGTTACCTGACCTATAATACTCGCGAAAAAATCTACTTTGAAGATCATCGATATTTATCTTCCTAAATAGCGTTTCAAAAAACTCCCTAGACTTGCGACTCCCCCCAGTATAATACAAATTACTGATAGAAAACTCAGTCATCAAATCAATGGTATTCCTGAAAACTGAGAAATTGTAGTAAGCTTTTTGGCAAAGAATTATAGTGTCCCTAACGTCAATATTTGAGTTATTGGAAACCCCACGAGAATATTTAAACGGAATCATCCCGTTTTCAATATTCCTAAAACGATCGGTTCTGACGATGTCTGCGGCCTTATTTCGACGCGTACGTGTAGAACTAGCTACAGTTTCGTGCTTAGCCATTAAAGGTTCCGCACCTTGTTCCGTTTTCTTCTTTATCGCCATCTTTTACTTTGAAATTACACCTAAGCTAACATTCTGGGAGTAAATGTATGGTTAACTTGCTCCACCTTAGTATTTTTAAGATCATTGTAGCACTTAATAGCCCAATTCCCCAACATTAAAGTCGTGTAGTTATCTTTACGGGCTCGGTTTACCGCCGAGCTTCTCTTAAGATGCTGAGGCAAATCGAATGTTTGGCTCCCTTTCGCTGTGGTTTTAACCTCCACCAGAGCGCACTGCTTTTTCGACTGGTGGACTATGTCGTCTTGAAATTCAATAAGGTCACCTTTGTTTTCGTAGGGCATCATTTTAAGCGGGACGGCCTGCGATGACACTTTGTCGAAGAAGCTTCCGCAAGCAGCCGTACGAGAAGCGAACCAAATCCTCTTGTGGTCAATGGACGCTTGAAGGTGCTCATTAGCTTCCCGAAGAAAAGTAGTAGAAAACAACTGTTTAAAGCAGATTACGTTTTCTTTTCGGTTGTATTGGCGCTTGGCTGTTAAAAGCATTTTCTGGTAATCAACCCCATTCTTGTCGCTATTGAAATCAAAAAATTTAATATCTATGCGGGAGCTTTGAAATAGCTCGGATTCATTGGCGCTATCGATGAACTGGTACCCTGCGTTATCGATGATAATCATCGAAAATTTAAAGTGGGTTACTAGATAGTGAAGGTATTTTATGTGATCCTTCAAGTTTCCTCCAGCAACCGCATACCCATGGACCAGCGTGGAAAACATGGATCTCTCTTCGTCCAGCTCCAGAACAGACATTGCAAAATAATCAGACGAAGGGCTGTTACTAAAGCTGGGATCAATAGCTAAGATATACTCCCTGTCAGGCTCTCCCTTTACTAGCGTATGCTGCTTCTCTCCATCTGGGATAGTGCATGCATGCATTTTCTTTGCGCTAAAATAACTGTCACTCCCATCAGTGAACTGAGCTGCGTACTCCCTCATAAAAGATGAATTTGACGCTCCTCCCGACTTAGCTTCTTCAATTACGGTGCTATCAATCATATCGGCAGGAATAGAATCAAAACCCATCTGCGAAATAAAGTAATTGGATTGCATAATATCATCCGAATAAATATTACCCATCCAATCCTTGTAGGTTCGGTACAGGTTCTCGAAGCTGTAACTTGCGGAAGATAAAGCTATCATTTTGGAATTGTTCCCAAACACAATCCGGTCCGCTTCCTTCATCTCTCCTTTTCCAATAAGGTCATCCTCCAGTTCCCTTATCCTTATCCTCTCCGCCATATCTTGAGGAGCAACCAAAAAAGGCATCAATACTGATTTGATAGTATCCTCTGGCAACAGCAAAAACTCATCCAAAACCAGAATGTTAGCGCGAAAACCTCGAATCTTTTCTCCACTCAACGGAATGGCCGTTATGGTACCTTCGTTAATTTTCCATTCGAACTGATCGTTACGCTTAGACTTCGCGCCGAAAGCGTGAGCTAACATCTGCGCCTCCTTAGACTCTACGATCTTTTCGATGTTGTTAAAAATAAAGCGGGCTGTACGAAAAGTAGGGCCAGCGATGAGGATCTTGGTGCGAGGCTCAAAAATGCACTGAAGGAAGCAGTAGACGGCCGCAATGAAGGTTTTCCCGCAGCCACGTCCCCATACACACATGCTGAAGTTCCTATTGAAAAAAGCCTTTAAAGTTATCTCTTGGTAGAGGGCTAATTTGATTCCCGATAAAAGTTCGGTAGTGAACCCCAGATTAGACCTCATAAACTTAGCTAGTGTGATTTTAGCCTGTCGATCCCCAAGTTCCCCCTTCAGAGCAAGGGACTCCTTGTTTGTGTTAATGATGGGGTGATTATATTTTTCTGGACAATACCACATATTACAATAATTTTAAATCATACGCTAACTGTAAATCAAATTTGGTTTTTAGTATCTGGGTTAGTAAAAGTTTTTTCACGATCCTTACGCACTCTACTCTTCCGTCGACAAATAGGAATTGGATATGTGCAAATTTTTGAATTAATTCCCTGACATTGTGGAAAATAAAATCTGGAGTTACCCTAGTATTCTTCTTGTAAACGTACGGAAGCTTGTTGAACGCTAAACATTCTTCCAGCTTTCTTTCTACGAGAATTACCATATAAGCATCCTCTTCCTCGGCACGTTTTATTTCGTTTTCAAACCTTTCCAAACCCGAGCTCAGAGTTCCAATAAGATCGGGTACAGACTTTCTTTCGATGTAACAGTTCCCTGTCTTGGCTTTGTCGTTAAGGCAGTAGTCTCCAAACTTCAACCCCTTAACTTCTGTAGGGAAGTCTTTTATCTTTAGGGGGTTTTGCTCTCTAGAATCAACAAAGATAAGATGCTCATCATTAAACTCCTCTTTAAATTCAATTCTTCCATCCTGCCGTTGCTTGGGTAAAGGACCGAGCTTATTTTTAAGACCTATCTCTTCGCATAGCTTGTAGTAGTCTTTGAAAATTGTTTGGTAATAAGAGACAGGAGGAACCAAAAGTGTTCGGAGCTCTACTTCCGTGGGGGTATACTTTAAACTTTTTTCCTTCTTTCTTTTTACTAGGAGCCCTTTGCAATACTCTCTGGCTTTTTCCAAGGAAACGTTTTTCAGCCAACTTTTTAAATTTCTTTTGGTGTTAAAGTCTGCGGAAAAATACTGTTCTTTATTTTTAAATTTTATTAGCTCCTTGGTGTGCAAGTCATACTTGGGAAACTGAGTATGGTAGTAGCTCCCTATAGCCAGCTTGTGAGCTTTTATATGTAAGTGAAGATTTTTGTCTTCTCTGAATTCTTTTTTGCAAACGTTACATTCAACCATTTAAAACTTCCTCTTCGCTGATTCCCATAATACGAGATTTGATTTCCTCCATAGAGGTCAGCCTCTCGATTTCCTTGGAAACATTCTTCTTCCGGAGCTCAGCTATCTTAATCATTTTATGTCTAGACTCTTCATCTTTCCAAAGTTCTACGAGGTTCAATATGGAAGAGGATTCCTGCATCATCTTGCTCATTCGATGGCTTCGATTCTCCTTTAGCTCATTGAGCAGTTTAGTCTGGCGGTTTACACACTGGTTGTATTCTGTTTGAGCAGTGTTGATAGCTTCCACCAAGCTCATGGCCATCCGTCGGCCTTCTGTATCTTCAGCGTTTTGATCTAGTAGCTGCTGCAATCTTTCAACTCGTCGCTGGATATTGGAAGCAATAACCACTTCCGCAGAGAGGACAATATACTGGTCTACCTCCTCTTGAGTTAGGTCGGGTTTATCCCACGTATATCTGACGAAACTACTTTCAAACAATTCTCTGTCCGTCTCGATATTGTAAGTTCCAATTTGATGAAGAAAACGAAAGGTATGCATGTATCCAATCAAGGTATACAAATTTCTCTTTATCTTGGTTGTGACTTTGTCCTTATCGATTCCATTGTAAACATACTTATTAACCCTAACTAATGCTCGAGCTTCTGACTTCGGTGGAGAATAGCCCGCTTCTGCCGCAGTCTCCTCATCCGTTACGTCAGAATATTTAACTTTGTTGTTTATTGTCTTGAGAAAATCAAACAATACTTTGTACCTAAGATCCAAGGGGGAAATGGTAGGGTCATCGAAAGTGATCCGAGCCAGCTCCATAGGCTTCATGGCCCCGCAATTATTTGTTATAAATTCTTTCTGATCTTCGGTGAGTTCAGTTTTCTCTTTTGGGTAGTACTTATGGGACACCTTTGCCTTGAGACTCTTCTCGGCGAGAAATTTTTTCACAGCTCTTCCGTATTTTGACCTTCCGTCCCTCTTATCCTCGGGTACATCAGGGAATACCAATTCAATCAACTCTTTGATATAGGGTGGATCATCCGGTCGATTGTTCCACTCGTTCAACAAAGCCAACTGCTGGCTCTCATCTAGATCGATACTTTTGGCGCTCATATTATTTCTATCTCCCCATCATTTAACATCTTTTTGACTTTTTGGATTATTGATTTTTTAACGTTTTTGATTTGCTTGTATCCCGGGACCCTGTTTTTTTCGTTAGTTTTGTACCCCATTAAGGTAGCGGCGTCCTCCTCCGATAGGTTATCAATGTAAAGAGCTTTGTATATTAT